TAGTGCTGGTCGTCAAGTTCGTCCAGAGCACGAGCAATTGGCTCCAAGTGTGGAAGCATTGTTTCATTCCAGAAGACTCGGATTTCTTCACCAGCGTTAGAAAATGTCCTACCAGCAGCGTTTCCGATTACTGATTCAGGAACGCCGAAAGATGCAAGGATTTCTTCCTTTGTGATTTGGCGCATCTGAATGTATGCCGCATCACGAGGACTGGCAGATGTATCAACGAAGTCAGCACCATCGTCAGATGAGATAACGGTTGTTGCCCCAGCACGAGCAATGTTTCCTCTGAATCTGCTCTTTAGTTCCTCTTTGTCGTCGTCGTCAATTTCTCCACGAAGAACAAGAAGACCGCCTGGGCGACCATCATTGAGTAGGTAGTTTCTGTTGTAAACCTTTGCCAAGTTTTCAATCTCAACAGCAATACCGGCAGCCTCTAGCGGCGTCATTGATAGGTAAGGGTGTAGCGGGTGAGGCTTGCGAATCCAAATAACATCTTTTGGTTTCATGATTATGGTGCCGCCGTTTGGCATCTTCACTTCATAGCCAGAAACAAAATTTCTTGGGTCGGGAATTGGTGCAGTGCTCTGTGGTGGTAGGAGGTTGAGTGCGATTACTCCTCCGTCTCTGCCATAAATCTTTTCAATAAACACACCTCGTGTGCTCATCAAAAGTTGAGAAGAAAGCCTGTATCTGAATATGAATGAATTTTCACCTATATTAGATTTTGTGTTCAGAATTTTTAATATCTCTGAATTTTTTGCTCTTGAACCTACAATAATCTCACCCTGCGGAGAGTTATCTTTTCTAAGAATGACCGGAAGTCTTGCTTGATTTCCAGCAATTGCATCAATACAGCGAGCAACCCAAGTGACCTTCTGCATTCCTTCTTTGTAGACACGCTCAATGTCCCATGAATCAGAATAGGCTTTTCCGGCGTAACCAGGGTTATGGGAAATTGGCGCGCCAGGTCCCACGCTCTTTGTGGACTGATTGTTCAGTGATTTATTGTTAAAGTTGTTCCAAGCCATATTTTACTCAAGACCTAGTAAGAAACCGAAAATTCCGCATGTAACACCCGCCGCAATGAAACCCAAAGCAGGCGAAACTACGCTCGCCCCTATACTTGTAAATAATATAAATCCTACCATTAAAACGTTGGCGAAGAACGGGCGTGTTAACAATTCTTTTACTACCCCCCATAAAAACTTAATACTCTTTACACTTACAGACTTCGTTTTAGTGATGAAATTATTCATATGCTCACACCGTAGCGCATAAAACATGCCTAATGTGCAATTGCCCTACAGAAAGAAAACTATGACTACCGACTGGATAAAAGTTCTTGAATACTTAGAACCTAAAAAACCTGAATTCTGTCCAGAGGAAGCATCTATCACGCAAAAAGTTTTTTTAAGAACTAACGGTATTGAGGCGTTATTTGGCGGAGCAGCAGGTGGAGGCAAAAGTTCTGCATTGTTAATGTCTGCTCTTCAGTATGTAGATGTGCCTAACTATTCGGCAATTCTGTTCAGGCGTACATACGCCGACTTGGCGCTTCCCGGTGCTCTCATGGACAGATTCAAGACATGGATAGAGGGTTCTGACGAAATTCACTGGAACGCAAACAGTTATGTTGCCACCTTCCCTTCTGGTGCGAGAGTCTCTTTTGGGTACTTAAATAACACCAACGACTATCTTCGCTATAAGGGTTCAGAATTTCAGTTCATCGGAATGGATGAAGTTACCGAAATCCGAGAATCCGACTACAGGTACATGTTCTCCCGTCTCCGTCGTCCGAACTCTGGACCACTTTCTCAGGTTCCTCTTCGGATGAGGGCGGCATCAAACCCCGCCCCCAACTGGGTTAGGCAGCGATTTATCGTTGAGGGAATGGAAAAGGGACGCATTTTTGTGCCGTCAAAATTGACAGACAACCCTGGAATTGACGCAGACTCCTACCGACAGGCTCTTCAGGCTCTTGACCCTGTTGAACGGCGAAGACTAGAAGAAGGTGACTGGTGGAGCACCACCCTGGGAACCCTGTTTGAAAGAGAAAATATAATAATAATTGACAACAACGAGGTGCCTACCGTCACATCAGCGGCTAGGGCTGTGCGTTTCTGGGACCTTGCAGCAACTGAACCGTCCCATGCGACTCCCAACCCTGACTGGACAGTCGGAACATTGATGCTTTTTGACGGTGGTGTTGCTTATGTCTTGGATGTCAAGAGAGCCCGCGTCAAAGGAGAGAAGGTGGAGCAACTGGTCGCTCAGACCGCCTACGAGGACGGAAGAGGTGTAGCAATCAGAATGGAGCAGGAGCCTGGCTCTTCAGGCAAGGCCTTGGTAGACCAATATGCCAGATATGTCGTTCCGGGCTTTGATTTTGCTGGAATACGCTCAACTGGAGACAAATTAACTAGGGCTAGACCATTTGCGGCGGCTGTAGCCAATGGAAACGTAAGGGTTGTAAGAGGCACATGGTTGAGCGATTGGATGGATGAACTTTCATCATTCCCCGAAGCCTGCGACCACGACGACCAAGTTGACTCCGTTGTTGGAGCATTCACACATTTAACCGGCCTCGGGTTGCCACAAAGGAAAATCGTCAGTATCATCGTCTAGGTACTACTAACTATCTATAAACCATAAACGGAGAGAATCCTTGTTAACACCAGCAGATTTACGAATTTTGCTCATAACTCTAGACAATTTTTTGAACAGCGAAGGCGTTTCTGAAGCGCCGCTGGAAGAAGCCCTAGAGAATCTTGTTTTGCTGAACAAGGCAAAAAAAGAACTTGCCGACATATATGACACTTTTTCAACAAAGATGATTCATCGCATGCAGGACGAAAAGTCAACCGACATCAAACTTGAGTCTGGCGTTGAACTGAAGTGCAAGGCTGGTTCGCCACGCAAGTCGTGGGACAACGAAAACTTACTTAAAGTCGTTTATGACCGTATCCAGAAATCGTCCATTGACATGGATAGTGGAGAAGTCATGTTGTCTCAGGAGGAAATAATCCTTAAACTGCTTGACTACATCCAACCCTCATACTGGCGTGTTGGAGCACTAAATGAACTTGGCGTCAATGCAGACCAGTACTGCGAAGTTGGCGAACCCAAAACAAATATCGCTATCTATACAAAAGGTGAAAAACAATAATGGCTACTAAAAAGATTGACTCAACAGAAGAGACCGAGGTTGTGGAAAACATGAATACTGAAGAAATGTGGGCGCGTCGCCAAGAGGAAATGCGCTTAAAGGCAGTTGCTGAGAGAAACAGTATTCAAATATCCCTGAACGAAGCGTTCCCGAAAGAGGTTGAACGTCAACTTAAAAAGGGCGGAACTTCTCTTACCTACATTCCCGTGAGCGAAGTAATCTCACGACTCAACAAGGTTCTTGGATACGACGGTTGGGCATACGAAATCATCAAGTGCGAACGAGATGCTCTTGACCCAGAATTCATCGTTGCCCATGTCCGTTTGAATGTTTATGGAACAGACAGATTCACGAGCGTAACCAAAGATGGCTTTGGTGGTCAGAAGATTAAGCGCACAAAGAATGGCGACATTGTTGACCTGGGTGACGAATTCAAGGGTGCAGTTTCTGATGCGCTAAAAAAGGCTGCCCAAGCACTTGGCGTAGGTCTTTACCTTGCTCGTACCGAAGAAGCAATGGATGCCGTTGAGGCAATTCCTGAGCCAGTTATTAACCCAGTCATTGAGGAACTGTGGACAAATTTCGTGAGCCTTTCAAAGTCTTTGTCACCAGAACACAAAACACGACTTGGTACCTTTTGGGAAAAGTACTCAAACGGTCGCCCTAAGCCGACAAAAGCAACTGCCACCCAGGAAGACCTAACTGCCCTCCTAGAGCATTGTCTTGTTCTCTCATTTGATGCAACGGCGCGTGAAGACATTGACAACGTTTAATCCTCCACCTCATCTTTCCCCTTCTTCTATGGGGACATTTGAACAGTGCCCACTTAAATTCAAGTACTCAAAAATTGACTTGATGCAAGAAGACCCAACAGAGGCGACCCTGATGGGAAACTTCGTGCATGACGTTCTTGAGGCTCTTTATCATCTTGAGCCTTCCTATAGAACCGAAGACGAAGCAAAACTATTAGCAGCCCAACTTTGGGAAAATGGTTGGAGCGATAGGGTCAGACCATGGGTTCGCGGTGAAGAACCACTACGCATGTTTAGGTGGAAATCTTGGTGGTGTATTCAAAACCTATGGAGAATAGAAGAACCAACACTTCTTTCCCCAATAGGGCTTGAACACGAACTGAACGGCGAAATTGGTGGAGTTCGCATCAAGGGATTTATAGATAGATTTGATAAAAACGAAACTGGTTTTACTATTTCTGACTATAAAACCGGAAAAACTCCGAAGAAAAATTGGATTAGTGACAAATTTTTCCAACTGTTGATTTACTCTCACTTGCTTGAATCAACTGGTGTTGGCAAGGCGACAAAGGTTGAATTGCTCTACCTAAAAGACGGTGTTCAGTTTGTTCAGGCAGTAACTCAGCAAGACCTTGAAAAAGTTGAAGCAACAGTTATTGAGACAAAAAAGAAAATAGACGTAAAGTGTGAGACTGGTGATTTTGAACCGAACAAGTCAATACTTTGCAATTGGTGCTCATTTAAGAAAGTATGCCCTGCATGGCGGTAATGATTAACGACGACGTGTTTGCACGAATGGTGTCCGAAGATGTTAAAAATAAACTTTCTTCGGTTCAGAAGCAATTACTTCTCCAACCCGAAAATTGGGAAAGATGGAAAGAAGGCCTGCTTCTTTTGATTGAAAACCTTGACATTCAGATTGAAAGCATTAAAGACGATGCTGATGCCGATGCCGATAGATATCTGTCAATGGGCAGGAATGGTGAACGACTTGCCACCGAAGCGGCTCGTGAATACCAACACAGAATAAAAAAGATTGACAGATTTAAGTTTTACGTCAATCGTCGCCTTGATGAAGTTATGACAATGATTGAAACTGGTGAAACTGTTTCTT